CCCCCGAGTAACACCACAACGATTAGTACGGTTCTTACAACGGGAAGTATCAATTTACAGGGGCCGGATGCACTTGTTATCAAAATAAGCAGTGGGTCAGAGGAGTTTAATAAGACGGTGTATTCTGATACACCCTTTTACACTGGTCGTATACTGATGTGTGGCGACGTGATTAATTATTCGGGAAAAGACGATGCGGTTGAGCATACTTTTGATACAGGGGCGCAAGCGAGTATATCAAAATTACGTGTTCAGTTTTTCTATAGTAGTAACAACCAGCTTATACCGTACGATTTCAGAAATGCGAATCATATTATTAAACTTTCTATCAATTGTTCGACTGATAAATTGACTACTACACCGAAAGTGAAAAAGGACTTTTCACTACCTACACCTATACGCATCCCTGAGTTGGAAGATCCGGATAGGTGGACACCGATTGTGTATATAAGTATAATAATCGTGACCGGGTTAGTATTTCTCATGCTTACAAAACCAAGACGTCCAATTAGCGGGTGACCGCGTAGACGGCGGGGGATGGCTTCCTGACACGGGAAGACATCCTGGAGATCACCATGTATACGACCACTGATAGGAGAGTGGTGAATAGGGCGGTGAGCGCATAGTTAAGACCACCGTTCTTCTGGACCTTGATGATCTGGTGAATAGACCAGCGAACGAGATCCATCCACGAGAGCGCCGCAGCGAACGAGAAGCCGGCGACAACTGCGTTGAGCGATTGTGCTTCGAGTTCACGGGAGATGGCAATCAGGGCTTCGGTGGCGTCGGCGGACATTTTTAATATAAAACAAGATTTTATTCCGGGATCAAATCTTCGACCTTTAATATTTTTTTAAATTTTTGTCCGTTATATCCTTTAATTTTTTGTATAGAACTATCGTCATCTGATTCGGTGTCCGAATCTGATGACGAATCACCCCGTGCCCTGAATGATTTATATTTACTATCAGACCAACCCTCAGGGGTCGATGTGTTCATTACTATCAATAGCATTTTTTATCATTTCTTCTGACGGATTGGTAGGCTTCCAACCTTCCCATGCGTCATACGCCTGGTTGATCGCCTGCATTTGGATATTGTCACCTGAATATGGTTCAAATAAACTCTCTTCGTCATCCACGATTTCTATGTCAGATTCGTCAGATGAATCATCTTCATTTTCGTATATTTCCGGAAAATAAGTGCCTATTTTCTTACCCACGGAGTGCATCGCACAATATTTCATGCAGTATTCCATATCCTTCCCGAGAATTGTTGATCGTCCACATGCTTTAGCGTATTCCCCTGAAAGAACTACAGCTTCTTCCATGACGGGCGTTATAATTTCAATTGCTGATTGAACCACTGTCGAAGAGAAGTCGTGCCCCTCCATTTTCGTATCTCAATATGTTATAATTGATCGCGTAAACTCTAAGCTCCCTTTCGTCGACCTTTCCATTTAAAAGTAATTTTAGTCGTTGTTCTTTAACCAATGATAAATTGCGTTGTCCAGTTGGATACCATTTTTCGGGTTCAAGTGCAAAACTATATGAATAGAAACGCCTAAACAGTTGTGTTCTAGAATGGTGTATACCACTCTGAACTGCGCGGAGTGCTATAACGTTTCCTGTGATATCATTAATAGGCTCTTCATCGTTTAGGGACAATGTGAGTCCTTTCAAATTTTCGTAATTAATGTACTCAAGTTTACCGTTTATCTGTATGGTCTGCATCGTATGATCATAATCAAATATCGTAGAACTATTACGTTTTATGACAAAGTACAACTCCTTTACCGGATTTGCAAATTCTGTTTTAAATGTGAGTTCTTGCGTTTCCAAACTCGTTGAATCTGGGATTGCAAAATTTTCGTTCTGTACTTGTGTGATGATATGATCTCGTTTAAGTGTACGTAACTTAATACGTTCCTCGTCACCGAGTGCGACGAGTTCGGTTTCGAGTGCGATGGAATTTATATGAGGTTCGTAAAGGGTTGCTCTATCTATTATATTGATTGTTCCACCCATTCCTGTATGGACCGCGCAATAATAATATAATGTAGACGGTGTGTTGTCGTCGACGGTTATCGTACTGCGATCGGACAGATATTCCGTGCCAACAGCATATGCGGGCCCTTCCAAACTCTCCGAAAATCTAAGGGGGTGGGTTGCATTTGAAATATCAGTCCGATCGAACGTGTACGTAAATCCCCTTTGTAATGTAAGCGTAGGTTTTATAGCACTGCCTATATAAAAGGCGCCATAACTTGCAGTCACAGCGAAACTTAAATCCGGTACATTTACAGTTGTTGGTAGTCCTAAAATGCAGTCCTGACGTTCATTAAGTTTGATTTCAAAATGACATTCCTGTTGCTGTATAGCACATAAAGGTATGGCGAGTTCTGGATTCCGGTAAAAGTAAAATGGAATGTCTACGATACATCGCCGCGTAGTCGTCGCATCACCCAGATACTCTTTTATCGTCGAATTGTTTACCCGAGTTCCAGAGTAATCGAGTGGGAATTTACCAATTAATTTTGACAAGTTCGTCTGTTTCGTCTGCGTGACATAATTTTCGGAATAAATCTGTAGATAATCAGACGGTATACGTTGAATATGTTCACCCCCTATGAACATGTCCACATGCTGAATAAGGGCATGACCTATAGATTCTATGTATTTATAGTGATTCGCACCGTCGTAAAGTGCTGGCAATTCAAAATACACTCGCACAGATGTCATCAGATCACCAACATCCCTTGGTATTGTACACTTTAACGTTGAACCGTATGTACATTCACCGTGTAAATCGTGTTTGACATTATATACAGAAAATTTGGTATGTTTCCTGAATCTTTTTATAAAATGTGAATAGTCGGGGTTGTCGGTAAAATAAGCATCGTGTACCCCCTTCGTAGCGAGCTGAACACGTCCCGCCATTTCTATTATTAGTCTTTAAAATTTTAAACCCGCTAATCCACTCTCTATGTGTAATATGTTGTAATTCACTGCGTATATATCGACATCTATTCTATTCGTAGACGATGTTTCGTCTAATTCGATCTCAATTTTTTTATGTGAAATACGACTCATGTTTACCTGCCCTGTGGGGTAATATTCCTCAGGTTTAAGAGCGAACGAATACATGTAAAATATATAGGCTGGATCGGGGTATGAAGTATATTTATTCAACGATTCTTGATACGATAGAAATAAACCGTCACGATCTATCATAGTTTCACCGTTACATTTTAGTACGACTCGTTTTATCTTTCTATGATCGGACCTCTTTGACGTATATCGTGTTGATAAACTCTCATCAACGTGTGTTACGTCTTTAAGTGTTACCGTCTGTTCCGGGGCGTATTTTTCTTTAGCTATAAAGAATAATTCCTTTACAGGGTGTTTGAAATTTAACATACCCGCCTTATGACTTTCGTTGGGTTTGAACGGTAATGTGGACATTTGGAGCTGTGTAATTCCATATTCCATTGGACGTGTCTTCAAAAAGTTCCTTTCATCTTCACTTATGAAAAAGAAATCAGTAATCAAGGAGATGTCCTGAATTACAGCGTCTGATGTGGATCGTCTAGTAACATTACTTCCTGACGTCGTATACGTGAAACTCACAGTATCATTCGCGTCCTTAAATTTGACATACACTTCGATAAGTTGTTTAGTTATAGCACATACGGGAATCGCCAAACTCGAATGCCTGAAAAAGTAAAATGGAAGATTGAGGTAAAATGTATTATAGGAAGTAGACACATCCAAGTGATTGTTATGTCCACCAAGAAAGTAAAGTGTTTGTTCTAAATCGTCTGTATTGTTATGTAATTGATTATACATGTATATATAATCCCCTGTTATACGTTCGATGGTCTGACCACCTATACGCAGGTCAACATATTCTATTATATTTGACGTCAGTGAGGTGTTATATAAATTTGACACCAGGGCGTCCGATGATTCGAGGAGGGGTTTGAGTGTCATCTTCAACATCATGCTCCTGACGAGATCACCAACGTTATTCGGTACTCTAAGATCCGCGTACCCACCAAACTTCTTTTCACCACCGAATGGTATTTCAACAGATTCTGTGGCGAAGCGAGTATGTTTTTTATAGTTCATCACAAAGTATGAAAATTGCGGTTCGCCGGTGAGCCATTGGTCCTGAATACCAGTGGCAGCGAGTCTGACACGCCCCGCCATTCTTAATACATGTGAGTAAAATTTTATGAATTAATTCGTGGCACTATAGTAGATGGATTTGAAACTCCGCAAATTCAAACCGGAGGTGATGGCCGATGACAAGGTTTGTGTCTTCATAGGTAAGCGTAACACGGGAAAATCGACTCTTGTCACTGATATATTATGGCACAAAAAACATCTACCCGCGGGGATAGTACTCTCTGCTACAGAAGAAGGTAACCATTATTATCAACAGTACATTCCAGACCTTTTCATATACGGTGATTACGACAAGGACGCGATTGAACGGGTCATGGACAGGCAACGTAAATTAGTGGGTGCGGGAAAGAAGAATTGCGGTGCATTCCTGCTTCTCGATGATTGTATGTACGACAATAAATTTATGCGAGATACGTGCATTCGGCAATGTTTCATGAATGGTCGGCATTGGAAGATATTTTTCATGCTGACCATGCAATACTGTATGGATTTACCCCCAGCACTTCGCGCCAACGTGGACTACGTGTTTATATTACGAGAAAACATCATACAGAATCGCGAAAAGCTATACAAATCATTCTTTGGTATATTCCCAAATTTTGACATGTTCAATAAGGTCATGGACGCTTGTACCGAGAATTACGAGTGTATAGTTCTTGATAATACATCAAAGAGTAATAGAATTGAAGATTGTGTTTTTTGGTATAAGGCGAAAATGCGAACAAACTTCAGGGTCGGCGCACCAGAATATTGGCAGACGCATAAGAAAATGTTTAACCCCAAAGGTGGTGGTAAGAATCTGAAAGATGCTAAAAAGACAACCACCTTAAAGATTACAAAGCAAAAATAAGTAAATGTCCTCATACAGCGTCGAACCCTGTACATTTATCTATCGTGTATCCTCGCTCGCGAAGATCGTCGATGGCGATACTATTGACGTAAACATAGACCTCGGCTTCGATGTATGTACGAAGCAGCGTGTCCGCCTTCTAGGTATCGACACCCCAGAATCTCGCACTTCTGATAAGGAGGAAAAGGTGTTTGGTCTCATCTCGAAGAAGAAGCTCAAGGAA